GTCTGTTCGCGCGCGTAATCCAATATGCGAACGCTGTAAAGAACGCTTTAGCGAAGAGGTGCATCATTCCGTGCCTCTGCATAAAGGCGGTAGTTTATATGACCCTCGCAATCTCGTTGCGCTATGCAAGCAATGTCATCATGACATTACGACGCGTCTTATTTCGCAAATAAGGGCTTCCAAATTTTCCCAAAATAACGAGCCAGATAAAAACCCCATTATTTCAACAGAACAGCGCCCTTTTTTCGCAAATAATGAGGGTATGGGCGAGGCCTCTTTTACCAAAGGTACCACGGTAAGGGTTCAATCGTCAATAGATAGGAAAAAGATACCAAGGGAATCACTTGGCGCGCGATTGAAGTGGAGAAATAACAAAATAAAATGAATTGTAAAACCTGCAATGTTTCTTTAGAAAATAAAATAAAAATCAGAGGTGAATGCCGTCGCTGTTATCAAAAAGATTATAAAAAAGCTAGAGCGAATACGCCAGCAGCAAAAGCAAAGCGCAGACGAAACAAGATCTTTGCCAAGTACAAAATTAGTATGGCTGAATATGAGGCAATGAGTCGCAAGCAATCTGGCAAGTGTGCGATTTGTTTCGCCCCGACAGAAGATGTCCGCTACGGTGTTTTATGTGTTGACCATTGCCATAAAACTGGCAAGGTTCGTGGCTTGCTTTGCATTGAATGCAACACAGGTCTAGGCAGGTTTGAAGACAAACTACAAATAATGATCAATGCCATTCATTATTTGAAGGCGCATCAATGATCAAGGTAAAGGACATTGTTGAAAAGTACGTTCTTGATGTTGCGTCTGGCAAGATCAAAAGCAACCTATCTATGCATGGGTGGGCTGTTTTAACGTCAAAAACGCTGAAGACTTGGAAATGGTCAATAGTGCAGGACTATTACGAATTCGCCAATGATCTCAAACAGGCGACAGGCAGCAACGCCGGCAAGCCTTTGGTACTTCTTCCCTGGCAATGGGCAGTTGCTGCCCAGCTGTTGGCAGATCCCGGCTGTAAGGCGCTGCTAGTCGTCGTCGCACGCGGCGCCGGGAAGACTGAGCTAGCGGCGTCTTTGCTCGCTTGGGCTATGCATACTGGGGGCGCATCGCAGCAGTATTACGGCGTAGCGCCCAATCTGCGAGCAAGCAGCATAGTTTTTGACCGCTTGCGAGTGATGATTAAATCTGTAGACCCAGATGCTGTCAGTAGCGACGCCACCACAATCAGTAATCATGGCGGTTGGATCCGATGTCAAGGCTCTGTGATGCGCGCTCTCCCATGCACAGAGACGGCGATGGACGGTATCAGCGCTCGCTTGATTGTCGCTGACGAGGTGGCTCGCATGGAAAAGGGCTTCGGGCGAGTGGTCACAGGGCTAAGTAAAGACCCTGCTAGCCAGATGCTCTGCATATCGACGCCAGACGCTAGACAGCGCACCCGCTCTATCTGGCCGTACTGGTCAGCATTGCAGGCGCATTATGTACAAGGCGCTGAATGTCCAGCGGGTTGGCGTGGAATGCTGTTCGGCTTGGACTCTGAAGATGATGCACTCGACGAAGACAACTGGATAAAGGCGCAGCCATCGCTAGGCGTGACTGTGCAGCCCTCGAACATGAAGGCGTCTATCGAGGCGATGATGGGTACGCATGATCCAGAGCAAGTAGCCGAATGTGACATGCAGATTCTCGCGCGCCACAATGACCGTCTAAGCGGCGCTATGGATCTTTCGATATTGGACAGGCAGATGCTCGAAGTAATTGACTGGGACTCTCTGCGTGGCGCCCCTGCCGTTATAGCGATTGATCTAGCACGCGGCGCGCAGCTGGGCGACCATGCGAACCTATCTAGCCTCTGTCTAGCGGTATTTGACGTAAAGGCAGAGCGGTATAGATATAAACTGATTCATTGGTGGGCAGGACAGGACATTGTTGGGGACGAAAAGCGCTGTCACCAGCCGCTACGGCAATGGGTAGCCGAGGGACATCTACGGCAGATGTCAGGCGAAATCCACGATATGCACGTTATCGAAGCGGCGGTACTCGACCTCAGCGCTACATATTCGGTACGTCATGTTGGCGTAGATCCCCTAGCGCACCAAGAATCGGCGCTAATTGACTGGCGGCGGCGTGGAATAACCGTAACGGCCGTCGAGCAAGGTATCCGCACTATGGGGCCGGCTTGGGCGCTCTGGACGGACGGTATACGCGGGCGAAGTATTACGCATCAGAAGGATCCAGTACTGCGGGCGTGCCTAGGCGCAACTAGAACTATTCAAGATAACGCTGGAAACGTTCGACCAGTTAAGGGGCGAAGCTCTGGGAATATCGACGCCGTTATAGCGTCCTGCATGGCTGCGATGCTTTGCGAGCGGTTTAACGTAGCGCGCGTTTCGTCCTATGAGACGCCCGGCGGCGTAGTAATTTGATCTACCACTATTGGATATTCAATAGTTAAATAAATTTTCGCAATTTACTTGACAAGTTTTGAGGGGTAATAGTTTGCGGGCGTGAGTGTATTCAGCCGCCTGACAGGATGGTTCGGAAACAATACCGCTACGTCGTCATATTTGACGGATATCGGCGGCACTTTCTCAGCGACTACAGACGCTAGAAATAACATTCCTGCCGTACTTCGGGCGATCAATTTGCTAGGTACTGACATCGGCAGAATGGGTATCGAGTGCTGTCGCTCCGATGGCAGTTATGTCGAATGCCCTGCTAGCACCCTGCTTACTGGCGAAGCGAATACATACCAGAGCGGACACGCTTGGCGCGCTTGGATGGTGGCGTCTGCAATTACAAACGGATGCGGCTATTCGTTTATTCAGCGAGATAATCGCGGCGACGCTATCGCACTATGGCCGCTGTTGCCTGGACGTATTGCCGTTGTCTGGTTCGGATTTGAACCTCGTTTCTTGATGGATGGGCAACAGATCGACCCATACAACATAGTTCAGCTTATGGCTGGGACTGGCTCGATGCAGAATCCGTATTCCTGCGTGAGTCCACTAGTGCGCTGTGCGTCTGCTTTGTCGCTGTCGATCCTGCAAGAGCGAGTAGCGACATCACTTGCTGAGTCTGGACGCGTTGGAAAGATCTCAATAACACATCCCGGCACGCTCTCGACAACTGCGAAGCTCGATTTAATCAGCGGGTATATCTCAAAACACATCACGCCAGAGGGCGCGACACGTCCGCTAGTCCTAGATGAGGGCGTACGCGTAGAGCGTGTGGGCGACGGTGCGCTGCCTGGTTTACTTGAAGATCGAAAATTTCAAATCATGGAAATTTCGCGCGCGCTTGGAATACCGCCGCAGATGCTGTACCAGTCCGATGCCGGCGCGCTCAGCTCACAGATTGAAATGCAGCGTCAGTATGTCGAGGGGACTGTAGCCGGATGGGCTGACCGTTTCGCTACTTCGCTCAGCTCGAAAATTCTACCGCAAGGCGTCAAACTCAAATTTGAAGTAGGCGACTTGATGCGCGGCAATATGCGCGACATCGCAGCATCGCTAAAGGATCTAGCGACTACAGGCGCGTTGACGCTGAATGACGCGCGAGAGATGTTGGGTCTGGCGTATGTCGATGGCGGCGAGCAACAGCTCACCCCAGCAGCTGCCCCGTCCACAGCGCCAGACTCGACCAAACCAACAGGAGATATCGAATGATTGAATATCGCACCGTTGATATTGCATTAGAGCCAGGCGACAAAGACAGCATGAAAGTCGGCGGCTATGCAGCGCGTTTCAACGTGCCGTCGCTGCCGCTGATGATTCGCGGCCGCCAAATGCGCGAGCAGATCGACCCTGCTGCTTTTAATAACTCGCTGAATGATCCAGATATCTCGTTGTATTGGCAGCATGACAACAGCGAGCCACTCGCTTCGACTCTCTCTGGTTCGCTCAATATGCGAACAGATGAAGAGGGCTTGATCTTTGAAGCGCTGCTGCCAGATACCACACTAGCGCGCGACGCTATGACGCTGCTTCGCGCTGGCATTGTTCGTCAAATGTCGTTCGGCTTCACGGTCAGAGAAGACAAATTCGACGGCGATCTACGCACACTTCTCGACGTTGACCTAGCTGAAATTTCACTCGTTGAGCGCGCTGCGTATCCGCAAACCAATGCAGATGCGCGCGCGCTCTCTCGTTCTCATTCATTCATCACCCAGCGCACAGCGCTACGCATCAAAAATTGGAGAAAATTATGAAACTATCTGAAATGTACGAAAAGCGTAAGGCACTCAGCGGCGAAATCGACTTGCTGACAAACGGAACTACCAAACTCGACGCAACAAATGAAAGTCGCGCGGCGGCAATGCTTGACGAACTCGACCACATGGACAGCGAAATCCGTCGCGTAGGTCTGCGTGATCGACTCGACGGCGGCGGCGTTACTTCAAATCTTGAAACTGGGCGGCCAGCTGCGTCTCACAAAACAGAATTCCGCGACTGGATTCGTGGCGGCTTCCGCGAGAACAATGAATTTGAAATGCGATCTTCTGCCGTTTCTGATTTTGGCGGCACTACCTCAATTGCTAGTC